TGGTTCGGTTTTGAATCAGGTTCTTGCGCGTCAGACTCCTGCTGTTCAGGCGGCGCCTGATGACGTCACGCGGTGATCTTGATCGGCTGACTGCGGCTCAACGTGATCTGGTTCGGATGGCTCAGAACGAGTTGTCTGGGTTCTTCGCGACGGTGGATCTGACGCGCCCGGAGAACGTTCGCGACGCTCTGCTTGAGATCGTGCCGTTGCTGACTCGCGAGTATGGCGAGTTGGTGGCGACGGTCGCTGCGGAGTGGTACGAGGAGGTTCATCCCGGCGCATTCCTGGCGCAGACAGCGGCTGAGACGTTCCCGGCGACTGGTGTTGCGGAGAACGTTCGGTATCACGCTGGTTCGTTGTTCACGGATGATCCCTATGCGGCGTTGAGTGGGATTTCTGGTGCGATGCAGCGGTTCATTCTGTACTCGGGTCGGACGACGATCGCCAGGAACGTTCAGCTGGACGGTGACAATCCTCGGTTTGGTCGGGTTCCTACGGGGGCGAAGACGTGTGCGTGGTGTTCGATGCTCGCTTCTCGAGGCTTCGTCTATCTGAACAAGGACACGGCTGGGATTGTGGCGTCCGACTATCACGATGACTGTGATTGCCAGATCGTCCCTGAGTGGGAGTCAGGCAGTTCGCACATCCGCGGTTACGACCCGGATCGTCTCTATGACCAGTATTCGCAGGCTCGTGATGCAGCGGGAAGCACTGATCCGAAGGATGTTGCGGCGTACATGCGCCGCATGTTCCCCGATGACTTCACGGACGGCGTTACATCGCCGCTCGTGTGATCTTGCACGGTTTCTTCCGTGCCCGTACGGCGACGGTTTCGCCGGTCATGGGCGTACGGCCCCTAAACGGAATGAGGGCTCAGCATGGCTGAGGAAACGGCCCAGACCACGGGTACGGAAGAAACCAACGGGCAGAGCTCGGACGCGGTGAAGGAGTTCCAGGCGATTACTTCGCAGGAGGACTTCGATAAGGCGATTCAGGCTCGCATTGCTCGGGAGCGCGCGAAGATTCCTGCTGACTACGACGACCTCAAGGCGAAGGCCACTGAGTTCGAGAAGTGGCAGGAGTCGCAGAAGACCGAGGCGCAGAAGCTGCAGGAGGAGCGAGACAAGGCAACCGCCGAACTTGCTTCCGAACGCGCGGCTCGCATTCGGGCTGAGGTGGCGGCCACCAAGGGAATTCCGGCGAACCTGCTTTCGGGCAGCACGCAGGAGGATCTTGAGGCGTCGGCTGACGCGCTTATCGCATTTCGGGGAGACGCGGCCAAGGGGCCTGTGATTCCCGGTCAGGGCAAGACGCCCAACACATCCATTGCTCAGGACCCGTCGACAGCGTTCGCGGAGTTCCTCGGGCAGCAGCTTGGGCAGTAGCCCACTTTAGTCAAGGAGAATCATGGCTACCACTCTCTCTAGCATTCCCAATGGGCTTCTGCCCGCGACCGTTGCTGGTCCGATCTTCGAGAAGACGGAAGAGCTCTCGGCTGTTCAGCAGCTCGCGCGTCGAGTCCCGCTGTCTCTGACCGCGAACACCGTCGTCCCCGTTTCGATGGACATTCCTGCCGCTGGCTGGGTGTCTGAGGGTGGCGTGAAGCCGGTTGGTTCTGGCGCGGTTGGCATCAAGCAGATGCAGGGCAAGAAGGTTGCTCTGCTCGTTCCGGTTTCTGAGGAGATCGCACGGACGAACGCCGCAGGCCTGTATGAGCAGCTCAAGCAGGATCTCCCCGTTGCGATTGCCCGCGCGTTCGACTACGCGGCCATCCACGGTAAGGATCTTCGCACTGGTGGCGCCGGCCCGTTCGCGGACTACCTCACCAAGGGCGCTTCGTCGATCGAGATCGGAACTGCAACCCAGGGGACTGGCTCCACCTACACCGACCTGGTGAACGGTGAGAAGCTTGTCGTTGACGCTGGCTTCGACTTCACCGGTTTCGCGGCGGACCCCCGTCTCAAGCCGACTCTGAAGCTGTCGACGGATACGACCGGTCGTCCGCTGTGGGTCGATGACCCCCAGTCTGGTATCAACGCCGGCAACCTGATCGGTTACCCCGCGTACTACAACCGTGGCGTCTCTGGTGCGTACCGTCGTTCGGGTTCTCGTGTCCAGGTGGTTACGATCACGGGCACGCCGACCGGTGGAACGTTCTCGCTCGCTGTTGGCGGTGCTATCGCTTCCGGTATCGCTTTCAACGCGGCTTCTTCGGCTGTGCAGACTGCGATTCGCGCTCTTGGCACCCCGTGGGCGGGCGCTACGGTCACTGGCTCTGCTGGCGGACCGTACACGATCACCCTTTCGCCGCTCGGTGGTGCTTCGGCTCCGATCGTCGCTTCTGGCGCCGGTCTTACCGGTGGCACTAACCCGACTGTTGTTGTTGCTCAGTCTCCGGACAGTGACAGCAACCTTCGTGCGATCGGTGGCGACTGGTCGCAGGCAGCGTGGGGTCAGGGCATGGACATCACGATCAAGGTGTCTGACACCGCGTCGTATGTCGATGAGAACGGCGTCACGCACTCCGCTTTCCAGGAGAACCTTGTTCTCCTTCTGGTGGAGGCACACTACGGCTTCGTCACGTCTGACGCGCCGGGCAAGTTCGTCGCTTACACCGACGCTGCGTAATTGAAGGGGGTGCGTCATGGCGTACGCAACTGTTGCGGATCTTGAAGACCGGTGGCGCACCCTCACCAGCGATGAGCAGTCTCGCGCTGAGGTGCTGTTGGGGGATGCGGCTGTCCGTTTGGATGTGCTGTGTCCCCCTTCGGTGCCGCCGACGTCCTCAGAGCTTGCTGCTCGGAAGATTGTTTCGTGCGAGATGGTGAAGCGCGCGATGGCTACTCCTGGGGGAGTGTCGGGTATTGGCGTGACGTCTGTGCAGGCTGGTGCTGGGCCTTTTCAGGAGACACAGCAGTTCGCTAATCCGACTGGAGATCTGTATGTGACGAAGGGGGATAAGTCGCTGCTGGGTTGCGGGAGTCAGGTGGCGTACACGTTCCCGATGGCGGAACGTCTTCCTCCGCTTGAGCCTGATCTGTGGGATGTCGAATGAATGGCGTTGATCAGGTAGTGAGGCTGCGTCGCGAACAGGTTGGTGTCGACCGCTACCAGAACCCGGTGTACGAGACCGTCGAGTCGGTAATTCCCGAGCTGGCCTTGTTTGCGCCGAAGGATGTTATCCCGTCGCTCGAGGTCGGGCGTTCTCCTGTGATCGTTGAGCCGACGCTGTACTGGTTTAAGTCCTGGCCGGACGTGCGCGCTGATGATCGGCTACGGGTTCGCGGTGTCACTTACGAGGTGCAGTCGGTTCCGGCTGACTGGCGCGGGACTTCTGTTGGCGGGTTCGCAGTGAAGCTGCGCGACTCGACTGAGGGGGTGGCGTGATGCAGTTCCAGAAGTTCGTCCTGAACAAGAAGGCTTTCCGGGATCAGATCTTGAAGGGCAGTTCTACGGCGTCTCTCCTTGAGGGGATCGTGGGGGATGACGGCGTTTCTGAGGAGGCTCCTTCTCGAGCTCGCGCCCGCGTCTACGGCGACATGTCTGATGAGGCGCAGAATGGAACTCTTTCTCGCAGGATCGGCGGGTGGCGCCTATGAGCATCCCCACGAAGCCACTCGACATGGAAGCCCTGCTGATTGCCGGGCTTTCTTCCGTTGAGGACACGTTCAACGTAAAGCCTGAGAGGGCGAAGCCGTACCGGATCTTCGTCCTCAGAGCTGATCTGCAGCAGAAGGTGACGCCGATCTCGCGTTACTGCCGCGTGGGCGTTTCTGCATGGTCGGTGCGCGCTGACGGCTCCTCTGATCTGGCGGATGCCTTCGATCTGGCTGCGGCAGGCAATGGGTGGTTTGAGAACAACGTCGCCGGCGTGATCCTGTCGGCCGACGTTGAGTCTGGCCCATCCCGTGTCACCGATCCGGTGACGAAGCTCGAATACCTGTACTCGACCGTCCTCCTTGAGGTTGCGGTCTGAAAAACGTGACCCCGTGTCACTTTCCTCGCCCTTGTCGCCGTGGGCACCTATCAATCGAAGGAGAACGCTATGGCTAAGCCTGCGTACATGACCACGGGTGTCGACGCTGATCTCGCGCGCCTTATCAAGGATGGGGCGCTCTTCCTGCGTCCTGTTGGTTCGGCTGCCCCAACGGGCACCACTTGGACCCCGACTGGCACTGACCTGCAGGTCGGGTACTACTCGGATGACGGTTTCACGATTACACCGACTCCGGGTGATGAGACGAACCTGACTGGGCACAACGGTGACCCGCTCATTTCTGAGGCTGCGCCCGGATACTGGGGAGTCGGCTTCTCGGGGCTCGAGGGCAACAGCACTGTGACAGCGGCGTACTTCGATGTTGCTGTTGCCGGGGATGGTTCGGTTACCGTTTCGTCGGCTTCTGCTTCGAAGCGGTATGACCTGATCGCTGTGGGCCTGGATCAGAAGGAGCGTCTGATCCTCGTTCACTTCCCGAACGTGCAGATCGACAACAGTTCGCGTGAGGCTCTGACGTTCAACCGGACGACTCTTCTTGCGTATGGTCTGGCGTTCAAGACGTTCCGTGGCGGCTCGTCGGCTCCGTACCACTTCAAGGCGTGGGGCTTCGTTGCCGCTGATGCTGCTGCATCGTGGACGTCGCAGATCACGGGCACCCCGACTGGTGGTACGTACACGCTGTCCGTCGATGGTGTTGCTTCGGCTCCGATCGCTTACGACGCGAACGCTACGGCTGTTCAGTCTGCGCTCAACGCCATCGCTGGTGTGACTGGTACGACCGTCACCGGCACGACGACGAAGGCGATCACGTTCACGTCTTCTCGGACGCTGACTGCGAATGGTGCGTCGCTTACGGGTGGTACGTCGCCGGCTGTGGTTGTCACGCCGGTTTGACCCAATCTCCGGGGGTGGGTGAGTGGCGACCCGCTCATCCCCGGTTTCTTCTTCTGGTCGCCGTCAAATGGAGGTCGCTATGTTTGAACTGGATCTTGAAAACGAGAACACGCCGATGATCGATTTCGGCAATGACGGGAAGGTTCTGTTTCAGCTTCCCGTGCTGGGCGTCAAGGGCGTCCCGATGGGTGTTGTCTCGTCGTTCGCCATCTTCTGGGACAAGTTCCAGTCTGGTCGGAAGCTGACTGAGCGGGAGGTCGCCCAGGCGTGGGGCTTCTTCATTCAGACTCTTGCTGACACGTACCCGGACGCTACTCGGCAGCTCGCCCGGCTCGATGAAGCGAACCTTTCGCACGTGCTGAAGCACTGGGTTTCCGTCTCGTCGGAGCACGGGTTCGACGCGGGAAAAGCCTGACCCTCACCGTTGCTTTCTTCGCCCACCGTGGCCCGCTCGAGCACGAGTTGTGGTCGCGGTATGGGTGGGGCTTCGATGAGGTTGTTAGAGGTAAACGGGCATGGAATCTGGTTGCGCTATTGGTCGCCCAGATTTTCAAGGACTCGTACTCGGATCTTCATGCGTCACTTCGTGGGTGGGGTTACGCACCGAACCCGATGGACGCGTTCTTCTTGGATTGGCTGGATGCTCAGGCTGTCATGCATCACAGGTCTGGGAAGGTTCCACCGAAGCCGGTGAAGCGCCCTTGGGAGTCTGCCGTAAAGGTGGTTGCTCCCACGCATGATCCGTCTCGGAGTGAGCGACGGAGGGCTCTGCAGGAGCGTTTAGGCCTTGGACGCGTTGTAGACGCCGACGATAAGCCAGACGGGGAGCCACAGCCCGAGAGTGATGATCGACATCAGTAGATGGAATCCGTGGCTGGTCTTGTAGATCTTCTGCGGAGGCGCGAGGACTACCTGGGTGCCGTACTGCGGCTGGATCGCGTATGCGGGCTGTGCGGGCTGCTGGTCAGCGAAGTGGTTCGTCCACTGGGT